AAAACTATAGCCGATGTTGAAACTGAAAAATGGGATAAAGATAATATTAAATATATTAATTTAGCTATGCATTATGGAGCATTTAAAATATTAATCAGAGTTATACAAAGTGGAGAAGACACAAGCAAAGTATTAAAGGATTTAGAAATGCGAAAGTTTAACTGGTTAGCTTATCCAAAAGCATTAGAAACAGAAGACCAAACGGTTGTAAATTGGGTAAAACAACAATTTGGAAATACTGGCGCAATTGGTAAAACTATAAAATATGTATCAAGTTTTGCAAATAATACAGACCATGTGGCTATTGTAGAACTTGCAAATGGTGGAACATATAAATCCATTTATGGAGATTTTACAGCACAGGAATACACAGCAGCTATTGCAGTGCTTATTGCAGGTATGCCATTAAATCGTAGTGCTGATAATCACATTATGAATGATTTGAAAGAAGTTGAAGATTATGAACCTAAAATTGGTAAATTCAGTTTATACAACGATGAAGAAGTGGTTAAAGTGAATTATGGAGTTAATTCTAAAACTACATTTGACAGCACTTGGAAAAAAGATACAAGAAAAATTAAAGTAGTTGAAGGTATGTGCTTTATTGCTGATGATATAAGAGATACTTTTAAAAATTATTGGCTTGGAAACTACATAAATGATTATGACAATAAAATGAATTTCTGCTCAAATATAACTAAAGTATATTTCAAAGAGATGTCACCAAATGTGTTAAACGGGGATTATGACAATAAAGTAGAAATTGATATTGAAGCACAGAAAAAAGTAATAATTACAGATGGGCTAGAAGTAAATAGTATGACGGATTTGGAAATTTTACAATATCCGACTGGCGATGATGTTTATTTAACTGGTGATGTAAGGTTTGTAGACACTATGGCTTCACTTAGTTTAGTAATGGCAATGTAATGAAAAGGAGTTGATAAAATGTCGGAAAATATAAAAGGAAATAGAACAATAACAGGAGCTTATGGAGAGTTATGGCTTGATAATGAAAAAGTGTTGGAATTAAAATCTGTAGAAGCTAAAATTACAGCGGAAAGGAAAGAGGTACAGCTGGGGATTTCTGTTGACAGTAAAATAACTGGACTGAAAGGTGAAGGAACTATAAAAGTTTTTAAAGTTTATACTCGTGGAAAAAAAATACTTGAAAATTGGGTAAAAGGAAAAGATGTGAGAAGTAGAATAGTCACATCTATAAAAGATCCTGATAGTTTACGTGGACAAGAAGAACGGGTATCGATTGATAATGTTTGGTTAAATTCGATTGAGCTTTCAAAATTTGAAAGAGGAGAAATTGTGGAAGAAGAAATTCCTTTTGGATTTACTCCTAGCGATGTTAGATATGAA